CGACAGCACATTTATATCTATCAACGTAATGGAGTCAGACTTTCTCTCAGAAATTCCTGCATCATTACCAGAGTCGTCACAGTGGGTTAGGACATTCAGAGGAGATCGTAATCTCTCAACTGCTCTGTCAGAAAGTTTCCAGCTGTTTGTTCTAAATCACTTTGATTCCCCGCACATTCCAACACGCATTAGGCAAATCATCGAAGAAGCAGGGGGGCCTGGTTGCTATACACATGTTGGGGATCGTCGACGTGAGGCCTGGATCTGTCTATCCGCATCAATATCTAGGGCAGCTCAACCACTAACGCCTCCACAAGCCACCAGATGGGTCAGAGATGTGTCCCTTGCTACTAAGATCACGATGATCAACATGTCTAGATATTGCGAGGCGCCCTCTGTGGATCCTAATGATCTCATCACTGTCTCTGGTGTCAAGACACTCTTACCCTCTAGGTTCCTGTATGATAGCATCCTCATGAAAGTTTCCCGAAGCACAATTGAGGAGCAGACATTTAGGACAAAAGCTTTCACTATTATATTCCTAGGGGAGCAGGTGTTTTTCCACTGCCTTCTGTGTCAGGAGCCCCACTTCGGAAACTATACTGACTTCCTTTGTGCATCAGATGTGAATCTAGGCCGAATAGATGTCTTGCTCTATGCTGCGCACCGGGATCTTCTTATGGGGACCTCAATCACCAGGGAAGTTATTTCAACACTCTCATCCATGGATCACCTCTTGACGGTTCTTGGGCGAGATGCATATGCTGTGCTTAAGTGTCTTCCATCCCTCGCTACTGCAGTTGTCCTGGCCAAGTTTGATCCTCTAGATAATGGGCTGTTCCTCAATGCACTTCTTAGTGATCTTCTGGATGAGTATCCAGCCATCGCTGAGGACAAGGGGTTTGCATATCTCACCAGAACCCCTGAGACGGATCTGCAAGCCAAGGAGATTCTAGAGCTTAGTGGACTATGGAAAATGGCAGGTCATCCGGTTGTCTCCTTTGATGATGGGCTGGAGGCAGTGCTTGAGAAGGGATTCTTCCACAAGGCTGGGCTAAGTGAGATCAATGCCCGTGTGATGACGACCTTCCGATGCATATTCTCCTACCATTATTTCAAGAAGCATGGGCGCTGGCCCAATGCAGACGTCTCTGAGGCAGAGCCCTATATCAGAAGAGCCTACTATCATGGGTACTGGCCGGAGAGAGAAGGGCACCACACAAGGCTGAGGGTTAGGTCATTCACAAACGTACATCTCAAGTCGTGTCTTGCATTTGATCATCACCCAGATCTATCGGAACTCATATCAGACACCTCCATAAACCCTGGACTATCGCACTGGCACTATGAATCATGCCCGGACTGGATGCATAAGGCATTGTACGGGAGATGGCCAGTACACAGAATTCCCCGTATGAGGAAAAATAGGCCCATACTCGTCTATATGAAGGAACCAGACATCACTTTGGATGCAGTACTTCAGGTGATCGAGGAGCAAAGAGTTCCTGAAGAGTGGAAAGTAATCACCCTAGTTGCGAAGGAGCGCGAGCTTAAAGAGAAGGCTAGGTTCTTTGCTAAGAACACCTACGAGATCAGGCTGTGGCAGGTGGCTACAGAAAAGGCAATTGCTCAAATCCTGGAATACCTGCCATATCAATCCATGACAATGGGCAATGATGCTTTGCAGCACCGACTCATTCGCATGAGTAGAGGACTAACAGGAGAAAAGCTAAAGGCTGCTGTGATGATTCTTGACTTCTCAGGGTGGAATCTTCGGTTCCGACATAACACCATTGGTGCTCTTCTCAGGGAAATCGATCACATATACGGGTTCGAAAATGTCTTCTCATACACTCACCTTCATCCTATGAGATCTACAGTCTTCATCAAGGACCCAGGTTACCCAATAGAAGAAGACCCGCTTACTGGACACCCTCTTCCAGGTCCGAGATGCTACAGGGGACAGGAATCATACTTTGAAGGACTACGACAAAAGGGCTGGACCCTATACACTCTCTGCCTTATCCTCTCGATGTCACATGCTTATAACTATAGGATAGAGGTGCTGGGCCAAGGGGACAATCAAGCCATCATTATCCACATTCCAGAAAACAAGCAATCCCTTCCAATGGCACAGGCCTATGTGGCAGAGTTCAAGTCAAAGCTTGCAAATATCTGTGCTCAAGCACAAATCCCAATCAAGCCTGAAGAGACCTGGTGCAGTAGCATACTGTTTGAGTATGGGAGGACTTCATACTATAAGGGGGGACAGGTACCGTCTGCTCTGAAAAAGGCATCCAGGCTAGAAACAGAGCCTAACAACACCCTCTCGTCACTCTTCTCCATTATGAGCAATTGTTATTCGGGGGGAATCTCCATCGCAGGGTTAGACACACAGCCAGCCTCTGCCTACTTCCTTAGCACCTATGCAGTCCTGCAGGTATTACGGAGAAATGTCCCAGAGTGGTATGAGCTAGAAGATTCTAAACATCTGATGGCCAAGCTGCTAGTTCCTGCAGAGATAGGGGGGATCTCTAGCTCTTTGTATGACAGCTTCTGTGTTCGAGGCTGTGCAGATCCATTGACTAGAGCATTGGCTTTTATCAAATGGTTATGGGACAAGGAACCCTCTCTAAGGCTGTATATCACTCCCTACATCAGGCTAGCAAGGGCTTCATTTGTAGACAGGTTCTTGCTCTTGCAGGATCCAACATGCCTAGCACTCCAGAAGCCCCAAACCTCTGAAAATCAGATTAGGACAATTCTGAAACCAACTATCCGAGACTACACCACTAACCCTCAGGTATCTGCATTGTTTTCTATCGAGGGCGGTGAGGCTAGTGCGAGGCTCAGGAACGACTTGTCCACACTTAGGCCCTATAATGCTCGGGTGGCTAGCCTCTTATACTCTTTCAGTAATGCTGCACTAGCGGACAGGTTTGTAGGACGGTTCACATCACCGCTCAGCGTGGTCCATACAGCTACTCGGGAGGTAAGCACATTACCGGCACTCTGGGACATCATCCGCCAGGCTGACAATGCTTTCATTTCCTTCTTCACACGTCCCGTGGCAAAGTGGGCTGATCTAAGTGTTAGCCTAATGACAAGAGAATCCTGCACCTTCGAAGTGGCTGAATACCTACGAAGGCTGCATTGGGGAGAGGTGGTTGGAGTGACAATGCCCTCTCCCTTCGAACAGGTGGAACTCCTACCTTGGGATGATGCTCTCCAGCAAGGGAAACAGCCTATCATGGCTGTGAGCATCAATAAATGCCAGGATCTCCTGTCTTACATGGGTCCCTACATGCCCTACCTCGGACACGATACTGCTGAAAAGATCTCAAAGAATCCCCTGGACATGGGTCAAACAACATCTGTAACCCGTGCCGCGATCAGGATCACGTCCCTTATTCCTTGGATATGTGCAGATGATGACTCGAACCTTAGAAGTCTCTTTAAGATTTTCCTGGCCGAGAAAGGGGTTGACATCAGCGAGGCTCTTGACAAGATCCAACCACTCTATGTTCGGGGTAGCTTGTACCATAGGCTTGCGGACCCGTACGTCAGCCACGGATGCCGAGTAAACTCAACACCCGTGCTTGGCTCCCATGTCCTAATTAACACTGATCTCTTTGGTCAGGTGATGCCTCAAGGGAATGACCAGACGTTCTTCTTCCAAGAGGTCAAAGCCTGGATCCTATCAATCGTCAGGCACATGTGTGTAAGCAAAGCCTTCATTGAGAGTGATTATGCGGTTTGCCTCAGGTGCCCTACCTGCACCCGGCTGATAGATGAACCTGCATTGGTCCTTCCAAACTTCCCGACCTATCCTGGACTTCTCGTTCCAGTGGATGACGGATTAATCCAGCCGAAGGTCAGAGACATTGCCTCTATCCCACCTGACTTTGATGACTATCAAACTGCCTATAGTTGGGCGCTAGCCAGTCTAGGGGCAGCAAACTTTGTAGAATCATCAATAGTGGAGAGGCAGTCATCCAATCTGCTTGACCAGGCAGTCAACCTCAACAACCTCCGAAAGGCAGACCCCGTGATTTACATGAGGGCCTTGCTGGCCAGGCTGATGAAGTACAGAGTCAATTTCCAGAACCTCTCTCGTCTCCTGTATCCATGGATAGGTCGTGACTCGGAGATTGGAAAGGGGAGAATCCCATTATGGGTAAGCAACATGTCGGCTGCGGGGCTTCTAGAAAAGATCTTCATTGCTCATGGGTATAGAGGCTCCCTTCCAGGTTGGACTGCTAACTCCAGGGTAATGACCCAGACATTCATCTCAATGCTAGGAGGCATGATAATGCAGCAAACAGCAGCAGACTGGTCAGGTCCTGCTTACTTTTTCAAGGGCGAGCCATTATGGGTCAAGGATGTGCTAATTGAGCTCTATGGAACAAGCCCTACAGAACTCCCATATGCAGTTGATGTGATAAATATGTACAGAAACATTGTGGATGAGCCAACCCAGGTCTGTCAGACACACAGTCCTCCCTTCTGTGATCCTAAGTACCTCACCCCCTTCCTAACACCTCTCCAAGACCCCCAGTATCTTGACATCAAGAGCCTTCATTATATGACCCGGTCCTTAGGTCTTGAGTCGACCTCGATGACGAAGATTGCAGAGGTTCTCACTGGCAGACTATTAGAGGATCCTGGGACAATCTTGTCTCTTGCGGAAGGAGATGGTGGAATCCTCAGTTTCCTTGGACATGTCTACCCTGATGCATGCCTCCTTTACAATTCCCTCCAGCCCGAGATTAAGGATCAGCACATGGGGTTGAAGTGTGTGCCATCCCTGTATGCAGATGTGTGCAACATAGGTGTGAGGGTCACAAATTTCTTTGAAATGTTATATGGGGTCTCTGACATCTCAAATCCGGTCATGTACGACAAGCTTGACTACATCATGAAAGACAAACCCCGTCCTTGGATAGTTACATGTGATGTCAATGTTGTCCCTCACTACCGTGAGCTGCATCAGCTACTCTCCACATGGGTATGTCGAGTTAAACCAGAACAAATCCTCATCAAATGGATGGCAAATCAAGGGGATTATCCATCAGAGTGGCTGATCAAGGATTTCTCTGTTGAGGTAATATTCCCCTGGAGCTCGAACCCGATCACTGGGGAGTGTTACCTAGTCGGACACCCGGGAGAAGGAAGAGAGTTCTACACCACCGCTCTGCACCGAGAGACCCTCTACATGAGGACATACAATGTGGATAGATGGGACCAGCGCCTCTACCAAATAGGCTACAGCTTGTATCAGAGAGGTGTGCCGAGATGCTTCAACTGGCCAGAGTCTTTCATACGGTCACTGGGAGGCTCGAATGTGGAGGTGATGGCCCAGAGGAGCATGATTCCCTTCCTTGAAAATGTGAGGAAAGACCATATCAGGTGGCTGGAAACCGGTGAGCTGCGACACTCATCGCGAATCACCAATAATCTGGTTCCAGAAGGCGCAAGAACGGAGGGAGGTGTCAAGAGGATCCTGATGGCCGGCCTAGACTGCCTTCTTCTCCTGGATGTCTACCTCTTGGTTGCCCGACACTTTCCACGGTCATTCAGAGAGATATGGGACGGACTCAGCTCGGATACTGCGGACCGCAGTATTCATCTCCATGTTCAGACATTGACTCAAAAGAGACATCTTTGCTACAGGTCCCACCCTGAGGGCTTTCAACGGCGTGATATCCTCCACATGTTCAAGTGGTCTAAGGTCCTGGAGAATCAGGGCAGACGTCTAGCACGGATTTACACCTATGAAGGATTCCTGAGAAACTGTGATACCCCAAACCCTTACCAATACCCTCTTAGTATCCCCCGCCTTAGGAAATCCCTTATCAATGTCCGGACACATCGGGCCTCTATTGCTATAAGTGAAGAGATGGAAATGGATTAGGTATGTACACTGTTTTCTATATAAAAATAAAGGAGCTTCTGTTAGTTATATTCTCTGTGTCTGAACTTACTTGTTC